GAGGAATCTCTGAACTGGTTGCTACGAATCAATATGAAGCAAAGGTGCAAAGAGATCTCAGGAATGATGCAAGTCAGATTGGTGTCATACCTCCTTTATTGGTAAATGCTAGGAGGGCAGGATTGAATTTGATGGTTGCTCCTGCATCACAGATTACCATATCTCGCCCAGATGATGTTGGCTGGCTCCAGCCGCCCCCTCTTTCGCAAAGCTCGATGGAGGCCGAGCAGGCTGCTATTATGGACGCAGAGAGGTACTTTGGTAACCCAGAGAAGCCAGAAGCTCGCCAAATGTATCAGCAGTGCATGGTAAACCGCTGGCTGGATTCTTGGCGAGAAGCATTGTCGCAAGCATTATCTTTGTGCCAGCAATATTTGGACCCAGCTTTTGTTGCCAGAATAACTGGCGGCCCAGTTGAAGAGATTGCAATGAAGCAAGAAGACATTGAAGGTAGATTTGATTTATCTCTTAGATTTTCAGTCGATACTTTAAATCCAGAGTTCATGGAGAAAAAACTGGATGCAGTTACTAAGCTTACTCAGTTCGATGTCACTGGTGCCTTAGATAGAAATAAGCTGCTTGAGATTATGGCAGAATCAATCGATCCAATGCTGGCCAAGCAGGTAATCATGGACAAGCAAACTGCTGCTCAGAAAGAAATTGATGATGAGCAAAATAGCTGGGTTAAGATTATGAACGAAATCGAGCCGCTCCCAAAAGAGGGAGTAAACTTCCAGCTTCGTTCGCAGACTGCCCAGCAGATTATGCAGCAATCACAAGAGTTTCAAAAGAAAGCATCCGAAAGTCCGCTGGTAAAACAATTAGCTGATAATCGTATGAAGTATCTTCAATTCGGTATCCAGCAGCAGGAGAATGCACAGATTGGCCGAATAGGTGTTAAACCAGTTATGGGAGGGGGTTACTAATGTTTTGTTTCTGTAAGAAAAAAAGAGCAACAATCGTCAAGTATCCACAAGCTATGAATGCCGAGGAGGTGGCAAAAGTTTTTGCCGAGCAAGGCAGAGACTCAAAATTGTGGCAGGCATTAGATACAATCCTAGACAATATGCTTCTTGATGCAGTGAACGATGTATCGGACCCAAAAAATGATGTCACTAAATTTGCTCATGCCGCTGGCCGAGTAGATGCCATCTCTGGAATAAAATCACGAATTGAAGAATATAAAAAATGAATAAAGATAAATTTGATTTACTAAATGCGTACTACGGATCTGTTTGTAAAAGCCATGACTTTCTAGAGGATTATTGGGACAAGGTTTGCAGAATTTATGTGAATGCTGATTATTCTGTTTTTCAAACAGGATTAATATCTAATGATTTTGAAGAGCATTTAGATATTCAATTTGCGAGGAGGAAAATAAATCCAAGCAGGAAAAATATTCTCGATGCAGGCTGCGGAATAGGATCTTCCTTGAAACATATGGCTGCTAAAAGGCCAGACGCAAAGTTTTCAGGTCTAAATATTTCAAAAGTACAAATTGAAGAAGCCAAAAAAGATTTGCCCAAAAATGTAGAAATCACTGCTGGCAGCTATGATGATATGCCATATGAAAGTGATACATTTGACTTAGCAATATTTGATCAGTCAATTGGTTACCGTCCATTGTTAAAGACCTATGAAGAAGTTCGAAGGGTTTTGAAAAATGGAGGAAAAGCAATCGTGAGCGACATGTGCCAGATAGATGATCCAGACCCAGAGTATGCCATGCAAATAAGATCATTACAGCACAACTGGCATTACATGTGTTACTCAGTAGAATACCATTTGGCTGCTGCCCGTGCAGTGGGCTTAAAACCTGTTTATTTATTAGATAACATGAATGTGCTTCTTGATTTTTCAAAGTGGCAGGATCTAGTAAATGATAAGCTGCATGAGTTTCACGGGAACTGCCCGTATGCACCAATCAAGGTTTCTGAAATACATTTTGAAAAAGATGCCTAAGAAAAAGAAAAAGATTAAAGAAACTCCAGAGCAGCAGGTAAAAAATGCTCACCGTTCATTCTTGGAATACTGGGTGGAGGAGTCGGATATTGACGAAAACCGAATTGCAGAAATTGCCCGTGAGGATACCAGAGAGTGGCTTGAGGAATATGTGGTGGATTTCGAATGCGATATAGATCTGGAGGATGATGACGATGCCGAGGACTAAGAAGAAGAGAGGTGCGGACGGAAAAGCCTGCTGGAAAGGATACCGATTTGCAGGGACCAAAAAGGGAAAAGACAAGTGCGTAAAAGTTAGAAAGAAAAGATAATGCCTTACACAAGAAAAAAGAAAGTTAAGAAAGCAACTACTAAGGGTAAAAGAAAAGGCTGCTAGTGAAGTCTTTTGTTTTCGCGAGTGATCTTCATGGTGACATGCAAGATCCAGATGCTGTTACTGCCCTCTATAAATTTACAGAGGAGTTCAATCCAGATGTCCGAATATTTGGGGGTGATCTATTTGATTTTTCTCCATTAATGAGAGGAGCAGATCCAGCAGAAAAAAATGCCAGCATGGAAGCTGATGTTGAGGCAGGCATGGAGTTTCTCGGAAATTGGGAACCTCACTATTTTCTGCTTGGCAACCATGATGACAGATTATGGCAAACGGCAGAAAAACATTCTGTCGGAATCGTACGGGATACCGCGCGTTCTGGCATTAAGGATATCACCAGTAAGTGCAAAAAGTTAAAGTGCAAGATGCTGCCTTACAATGTAGATAAAGGTGTTCTTGAACTAGGAATAATGACATTTGTTCATGGCTACTTTCATGGTGCCGTTTCCGCTTGCAAGCAACATGCCCTGACCTTTGCCAAGCAGGGTGGATGTTGTGTTCATGGCCATATTCATTCGATTCAAATGTTTACGATTCCAAGGCACGGGGGTGGGGCAGCGTATTCGGCTGGGTGCCTTACGCGAACAGAAATGGGATGGAATCGAGCAAAAGTAAATCGATTGGCCCATGAGACAGGTTGGGTTTACGGATACTACTCAAATAAAAGCTGGCAGGTATATGTAGCCAAAAAATTTGATGGGAAATATATATGGCAATAAATTGGGCCAAGAAATTGCAACAGGTTGAAAGAATCAATGCAAACCTTCCAGAGGGTGATGACTGGTTTACATCTGAAGATTTTAGAGAAAACTCAAATATAGGGATAACTAGGGCACACAAAGTTATTAAGGAATTAATAAAGGAAGGTAAAATAAAGGTCCACAGAGGATCTGCATGGAATGCTACCCAAAAGCAATTGACTAGAAAAATTTGGTACAAGTTTGTTTGATGCAATTCCATGCACTTAGGAAATGCCTCTTGGCAAAATGTTAACCCAGCGTTCATTTTAGATTAACATTTAACCCGTCCGTTGCGGTACAACGAGTAAACAGTTCCACCGTCAGAGAACACAAAAACCTATGGCAGATTCAAAAGGGGTCGCTCCCGTAACAGCAGAAGAAAATCAAGTAAAGGAAGATTCAGGACTAGTAAGTTTCGGAGATATTGCCGAAGCCGCTGGAATAGGATCATCGTTCTTTGAGAGTGCATCACCAGAACCAGAAGAATTAACTGAAGAAGTTGAGGAGACTGAAGAGGTAGAAGAGATAAAGGAGACTGAGGAGCCTCAAGCCGCTGAGTATACAGAGGAAGAAGAGCCGCCAGCAGAGGAATCTGATGGAGTCAAAAAACGCATTGGCAAATTGATCGAAGCTAGGAATAAAGCCGAAACTGAGACAGAAGAGCTAAAGGCAAAGATTGCAGAACTTGAATCATCGACTGATTCGCAGCCTGCTCCAGACCCAAAAGGGATGGATAGGTTCGATAAGGTTAAGGACCAGAAAGAACTGCAAGCCAGAGAAGCAGAAGCCGAGCATTTGCGTGAATGGTTATTGGAAAATCCAGATGGAGGTGAATACACTGACATTACTGGAGCAGAGCATGATGTTGATTATGAGCAGGCAAGAAAGCTCATGGTAGAAACTGATCGTGATCTGAGAAAAAATATTCCGTTAGCTGCACAGAGACTTCAACAGAAAGAACAGAATAAGCAGGCTGCTTTGCAGGCATTTGAATGGATGAGGGATAAATCTTCTCCAGAAATGCAAGAGGTTCAACAGATTTTAAACTCTAATTCCTTCATTAAAGAATACTACGAAAGAGATCCATTTGCGGTCCTGACGGTAGGATATGCGATAGAAGGAATAAAAGCAATCAATGCAAAAAAATCTCAGCAAACGGTTAAGCAGGCAGTAGCACCAAAGGCACCAGTGCCTAATCGTGCAAACTCAGTAACCCGTAAAAAGACTACCAATAAAAAGTCACTCCTACAACAAGCAGCCTCTGGGGAAATCGATGATGCGGCCTCATACATAGAATCATTGTTATAAAATTATAGGAGAAAAAAATCATGGCTGGAATAGTTGAAAGAGACCAAACTTTAAAACGCGAGTCACTCAGTGATCTGATGACTATCGTAGACAAAAAATCATGCCCATTTATGAGTGCAGTTAAGAAGGGTGCAGCCCCAAAAAACTCATTCGTGGAATGGCCGCTTGATAAGCACAAAGCAAACCTTGTACAGACTGCAACATATAGCTCAGGAGTAAGTAACAACTTGCCAGTTGATGGAGAAGATATCACCAGTGCAGACTTCGAGAATTATGATGATCGTACAAAGTGTTCTGTTTACCTACAGTACACCAGACGAGTACCTAAAGTTTCTCGCTTGGCTAACATGACTTCCGATATCGCTGGAGTCGGTTACAAGAAAGAAATGGCAAACTCAATTGCTAAAGCTCTTGTGACTCACAAAAGAGATATAGAAAGTACTTTATGCTCATCTCAGGAGACTGCACAGGAGACCAGTTCTAGTCCATATCAGACCCGTGGTCTTGGAAAGTGGATTAATTCTTCTGCACAATCTACACTTCCAGTTCCAGCAGATTTCTTGACTCCAGCAGGATCAATTAAATCAGCAGCGGCAGCCGATGCCAAGGAAGAGGATTTGCGTGATATCTTACAAAGCATCTATGAGCAAACTGGGGAAGCCGACAAAACCTTTTATGGTCTTTGCGGTACGCAAGTTAAGAAAAC